TAAGTACTTAGAGTATTTATAGGATACTTATAGTAGTATAGTAACATTCTTAGGCCTTTTCTATAAGGGGTATATACATTGAAGCATTGTCCTTCGGTACTCTCATAGTACACTCCCAGTACCCACCATCTGGTAAAGATCTCAGTAAAGGACTACATATACCCCTTATAGAGTATAAAAGGTTGTTTAATCCCTCTACAAGGCTCTGTGAGTGCCCTTAGGGGTACTGAGAGTAGGTGTAGTACTCAGAGAGCCTAGCGGCGACTGAGCGAAGAGAGAAAGATACTATAAGTATCCCGAAGGGATTCAAAGATATGATTGAATGATTAAGAGTACCCTGATTGATTGAGGGGGCTACGAAAGTAATCAGGGTACTTATATATATTGTTACTTTAATCAGGCTTACTCAAAGAAACACTTATAAACAACCAGGGGTACTTAAACATATTCAGGGGACAACCATAGATATGAACAAAAAAGATATAGCTAAACTAATTAAAGAAAAGCAAAGAAGGTCTAGACTCAAAGACTATGAAGATAACTTCAGTAGATTTGCACAAGAACAAATACAAATTGTAACAAAAGATGTATCACAAGGCTTTGTACCATTTATATTTAACGAAGCTCAGAAGATAATTACAGAAAAACTGGAGAAACAAAAGAATGATACAGGAAAGGTTAGAGCAATTATTCTCAAAGCTCGTCAACAAGGTATCTCGACATACTGCGCTGGACGAGTCTTCTGGAAGAGTTACTATACTCCCTATGCGAGATCAGTTGTCATGGCTCATGATTCGGCTACGTCAGATGCTCTATTTAATATGTCAAAGAATCTTATCCGTAACATGGAGGGTGATCTTGCTCCTAAAGAAATACGTAGTAATGCTAAAGAAATTATTATTAATAGTCCCGCTATGTCTGATAAAGATGCTACTGCTTCTTATCGATTATATACAGCGGGGTCTCCAGAAGCTGGACGAGGTACTACGCCAACTATAGCACACTGTTCAGAAGTAGCTTTCTGGCAACATGACGAGAAGATCCTAGCAGGACTCTTCCAGGGTATCTCAAGTGCTGATGGAACAGAAGTTATCCTGGAGTCTACAGCTAATGGTGCTCAAGGGGAGTTCTACAGGCTCTGGAAGGGTGCTGTAGATGGTGATAATGAATACCTTCCAATCTTCTTACCGTGGTATATTACACCGGAATACACTAGAAAACCCCCAGAGAACATGGAGTTAACAGTTGAAGAAGAAAAACTACGAGATAAACATAGCCTTGACAACGGACAGATCTACTGGAGAAGGCTTAAGATTGCAGAAGGTGGAGAACTCAAGTTCAAACAAGAGTACCCATCAACAGCTGACGAAGCGTTTATTATGTCAGGATCTAACGTCTTCAACCTGGAGCGTCTGGACGCACTAGTACCACAGTCCTACGAGAGAAGGTCTGAATGGGATCCTTCATCTAAAATGTTTGATGAAAACAAAGAAGGTTCTCTGTACATATACCAGTTCCCTGATTGGGATTCACCTTATGTTATTGCTGCTGATGTTGCCCTGGGGGTAGGTCAAGATTATTCTGCTGCAGTTGTACTAAATAAGAATTATGAAGTAGTTGCTCATTATAGGAACAATAAGATTGATCCATCTATGTGGGGAGATCTACTGTTTTACTTAGGGAGATACTACAACAATGCTTTGTTAGCTGTAGAATCTAACTCTATGGGTATTGCTACGTTACAGAAACTTGACAGTATGGGCTACATAAACTTATACAGACAAACTAAAGTAGCTAATGTATCTAAAGAAGAAGGTGTACGACTAGGGTTTAGAACTACATCTGCTACTAAACCTGTCATCATAGCAAACCTAAAGAACCTTATAGAAAACGAAGAGTTGTTAATACCTTCTGTTCAAATCATTAAGGAACTTAAGGATTATATATCTACTGATACAGGTAAAACAGAAGCTGCTCCTAACTGTTACGATGATTCAGTTATTGCATTAGCTATAGGATGTGAAGTACTACGGACCCATTGGGATAAACTAGGTACCTCAAATGTATCCTGGAAACAGAAACTATCTACTATTGAACAAGTGGACACAAACTGGCTGTAAACATATAGATACTCTTACTACCACTACACACACGGATAAATCGTACTCAAACCTATAGTGGAAGCCAAACAGTAATTTAATCTAAACACTATTCTGTGTCTTAATCCATATACCCCTTATAGAACATAAAGGATAAAAGGGTCACTAAGGACCCTAGAGTTCCGCGTTGTCCTCATACGTCCGGTGGTACGTAGCGGAAATACCACCACTTATTTTATATACAGAAAAAATAAAAAGCAAGAAAAGCTAAACAAAATAGGAGAAAACTATGTTGTTATTTAAAAAAACCTGGTTATTAGAAGAAGACTATAAAGCAGGAGATTCAATTGATATTTATCACGATGGTTTTGGTCGTATGCATGTTGAACGTCACGTGTCTCCAGAAGAACGTGAGTTTATCCAAAAGAAAAAACGATTAAGACTTCTTAAAGAAGAAGTAGAAACTTTAGAAAAAGAAGTATCATAACGGAGGTTTGTATGCCAGTAACAGTAGAACAATTTCTTAAATGGAAAATATTACCACGTTTAATGATGCTGGCAAGTACAGTAATGTCTTGGCGTTGTGCTGAATGGTTTATGGAACTAGATAATCCAACAGGAGCACAGTCTGCTTTTGTGTCTGTTGTCATGGGTGTTATGACTGGTGTATTCGGAATCTGGATGGGTCATGAACACAAATGATATGGTCTCTTATTTTAACTGCTTGTATGCAAACTAGCTGTGTGAATCAAGAAATACAGTGGTTTGAAGATAGACAAGACTGTGTAGAATTTAAACTACTACACGAAGAATTACCGAAAGATGGTAATTGGAGCACTGTTGAATATAAATGTAAACTGCTCAATGGAGTAGAAACATGAAAAGTCCCTGTGTAAACATTTGTACTTTAGACCCTATGGGAAAATATTGTGTTGGTTGTGGTCGTACTATAAGCCAGATAGTGGAGGCAGGTAATGCTACATATTCCATACGACCATCGAAGGAAACAAAAAAGAGTTAAGCCTTATAAAAGCCCTGTAGTAAAAAGCGGAGAAGAAGAATGTCAATTGAAAAATCAGGAGAAACCTTCTCCGGTTACAACAAACCAAAAAGAACTCCCAACCATCCCAAAAAATCCCACGCTGTCCTTGCAAGGTCGGCTGGTAAGGAAAAACTAATCCGGTTCGGTGAGAAAGGCGCAAGCACTGCAGGTAAACCAAAGGCTGGTGAATCTAGACGTATGAAGATGAAACGTAAATCATTTAAAGCTAGACACGCAAAGAACATTGCACGTGGTCCTTTAAGTGCTGCTTACTGGGCAGACAAAGTAAAATGGTAGGAGAAGGAGATGGCTGTTAATGAGGCAGGAAACTACACAAAACCGACCATGCGTAAAAACCTGTTTAACAAAATTAAAGCGGGTGGTAAAGGAGGTCGTCCAGGCCAATGGTCGGCTAGAAAGGCGCAGATGCTTGCTAAGCAATATAAAGCAAATGGTGGAGGCTATCGAGATTAAAAATGAGAAAGCCATCGCAAAAAAGTCTGAACAAATGGACTTCTCAGAAGTGGCGAACCAAAAGTGGTAAGAACTCTACTCAGGGTCCGTTGGCTACTGGAGAGCGTTATATGCCAGCTTCAGCTGTGGGAAGTCTCACGGCAGCAGAACACGCTGCTACCACTAGGGCTAAGAGAAAAGCTACAAAAGCAGGAAAACAATTTAGCAGACAACCTAAAAAGGTTGCAAGCAAAGTAAAACGACATAGAGCGTAAACCCAGGAGTGGTAACATGTCTAGATTTATAGAAGAAACACACAAACAAAAAGAGCCTAAGAAAGCACAGGCTCCGTTGCCAAAAGCTGGCGCTTACTCTGTAAAGGAATTAGAAAAAGCTAAGCCTATTTATTCCGGTACCGGAGGGAAGAATTAATGGATAAACCCCACGGTTATAAAGAAGTTGTTAGTGATGAGCAACTTGTCAATCTTGTTGAGTCGGGTATACAAAACTCAACTGGTGATTGGTTAAACTCATCAGAACTAGCAAGAGAGCGACTAAAAGCAACGTATGAATATGCAGGTGTTGCCGACTTTCACCTAGCACCACAAGGTGTTAGTTCTATTGTCGATACATCAACTACTGAAGTTGTTGAAGCATATACTGCAGTATTGTCTGATTTGTTTCTTAGTAATCAGAAGTTAGCACGAATGATACCCTATGATGCAACCCCTGGGGCTATCCAGGCAGCAAAGGATGCATCAGATTTAGTCAACTACTGTCTATTTAAAAAGAACAACGGATGGGAACTTATTCAACAGTGGATGAAAGCCGCTTTGTTGTGGAAGAATGCTGTCTGTCGTTGGGGATATGTAGAAGATTACGATTACGTATTTGAAGAATACGAAAAGATTAGTCAACCAAACCTTGACGATCTTCTTGCAGATGATGACGTTGAGATTGTAGGTGATCTACAATTTGAAAATCAACCGGAAGAGTTCTCTCAAGAAGTTGAACTTATGTACGTTGATGTTCGTATCCGTAAACGTATTAACAAATCTAAAGTTAAGGTTGAATTAGTTCCACCAGAAAACTTTCGTATTTCAAGGGACGCTACAACAATTGATGATGCATCTTTTGTTGGTGTTCAAAATGAAATGACACGATCAGAGATTCGTAAGTTCTATCCAGAAATGGCTGATAATATTGATGCTTGGGATGAACTAGGTGATGAGTCTTGGGTTGGTGCATCAAAATACTCTCAAGATATCGCAGCCCGTAAACAGGTTACTGGTCAGGAATACTATCAAGGATCTATCCAGCAACAAGCTATCCCACTAGAAGCAAATAAAGAAGTTATTGTAACTGAGTGTTGGCTACGTGTTGATCGTGATGGTGATGGTATTGCAGAACTAAAACACTTTATTATTGCTGGTGCACATATCCTTCATGAAGAAGATTGTGACTATATCCCACTAGCTTCTATTGTTCCAATCGATATTCCATTTGAATTCTATGGACTATCAATGGCAGACTTTACACGTAGTTCTACATTAGCATCGACAGCTATCCTACGTGGCTTTGTAGAGAATACATACCTTACTAACTATTCGCCTAAACTAGCGGATCCAAATGTGGTAGACTTCTCTGCATTGCAAAATATGAAACCAAAACAGATCATACCAACTAACGGTAGTCCTATAGGTGCTGTACAACAGTTACCTCCAGAGACAATTTCAACTGGTACTGTACCACTTCTTGAACATCTGCAGCTAATAAAAGAACAAGCTACAGGTATGTCAAAAGCTGCACAAGGACTCAATGATGCTCTTTATGTGTCAGGAA